GTAAGATACGCAGAGAAGAGGCTTACAAAAAACAAGAGATGATAGACAACGCTATCAACTTTGTTCTTGGCACTATCATATTTGCTATTGCTGGCGCGGGGATCGTGACAGGTTTTTATTATCTTGGTCGTTATCAGGGGAAGTGGTAATGTGGTTTTTAGTTTGGTTTCAGGTTATGAATAATAACATTGAACACTATCAACTCAATCAGTTCACTACTGAGAATGAGTGTAGAGAAGCTCTTGAAAATGCAAAAGTCTTGATAACCACAAGTCAAACCACGGTGTATTGTTTTGAGGTTATACCAGAATAAGCATGGGGATTATGTCGTATATGACAAACACGGAAAAGTTGTTATAATAACCCATCACAAGCATTATGCGATTGCTTACGCAAGGAGTGTAAAAGATGCCGAATGAATATGACTTAAATGGCAATGGCGAGATTGATCCAATTGAACATGAGATTATGTTGGAGGATCGTCGCCGTCGAATGGAAGACTCAGACGCTAAAAGGGACGCTCAGAGGCTTATGACGTGGTTTTCCTTATCTGGTATGGTTTTGTATCCTTTCGTTATCCTAGCGGCCTCTTTGGCGGGCTTAGAGACCGCTGCGGGTCTTTTGGCAGATATAGCGGCTGTATATGTTATTGGAGCCTCAGGTATCGCTGCGGCTTATTTTGGTTTTAATGCAATGGAGAGTAAACATGCTTCAAGCTCTGATCGGTCCAATAGCTAACCTTGCGGGGGGTTGGCTTGACGCAAAGACTACCAAACAGGCAGCGGATGCAAAGCTCAAGCTCACTGAAGCTGAAGCCAAAGCGAAAATTATGCTTTCGGAGCATACTAGCGTTGCCGATTGGGAACGCATCATGGCAGAAGGTGCAAAATCTAGCTGGAAAGACGAGTGGTTCGTAATTGTTCTGTCAATCCCGCTTGTTTTGGCCTTCATACCCGGTGCAGAGGGATGGGTTGATCGTGGGTTTGAGCAGCTTTCCAAAGCGCCGGATTGGTATTTTTATAGTTTAGGTATCGCAATAAGTGCTAGTTTCGGTGTCCGGGGCGCACAGGCTTTATTCAAGAGGAAGTAATGGAACAGACTATAGAAACATTCAACGGTACTAAAAACGTAGAAATAAACACAAATGCTAGTCAGGGAGATGTTCAAGCCGGTATTGAGTTTATTTATCACATGCGAGAACATCTTGTTGATGTCGCCGTGGCTACTGTTTTTGGTTTGGCTGTTTATGGTCTAATTTTGTTTATGAAAGCGAAAATAAAATGAGTGAAGCAATGCGTGAGTTGCAATCTAAATGCGGCGTTGCAGCGGATGGTCAATTTGGTCCCAATACAGCAAGGGCCATTGCAAAATTTTACGAACTATCTTCTGAATCTGCGTCACATTTTTTGGGACAGTGCCATCATGAGAGTGGTGGATTTAGGCGAAAGCCAGAGGAAAACCTAAACTATTCAGCAAAAGGTTTGCGATCAATATTTGGCCGTTATTTCAAAACAGACGAACAGGCAGAAGAATATGCGAGAAACCCTCAAAAGATTGCCAATTATGTATATATGGACGAGAACCGAAAATACCCGCTTGGCAACACGAAAGACAATGACGGATGGCTATTTCGCGGGCGAGGGTTCATCCAATGCACCGGGCGCTTTAATTACAGGCAGTTCTCAAGCGAAATGCGTTTACCGGAAGTAATGGACACTCCAGATTTAGTTGCAACTGAATATGCAATGGAAAGTGCTATTTGGTTTTTTAATAAAAACAATATCTGGAAGCATTGTAAAAACGTCACCGATGAAACCATCAGGACTGTAACAAAAGCTGTTAATGGTGGAACCCACGGTTTAGATGATCGTATGGATCAGACCTATAAAATTTACGAATGGCTTAATTAAGAGTAGTCCATGAGAACATCACTGGGGAAGGACGGGCATTTATCAAGAGCGCAAATAGTTAGGCTTGGTGGATTGATAGCCGTTATTTGTGGAAGAGTACCTTATCAACATATTCTTGATGATTTGTTGAGCAATGATTTTTTAAAGCCATCACAAAGCTGTTTTGAATTAACAAGTCGTGGAACTAAAGAATTAAACAGACTAACTGGTATGGCTGGGTTGATGCACACAGATTTCTCTGATAAATAAATTCAGTGGGTAGCTTTCATCAGCAAGATATACTGACTTTGCCACTGGGATGGCGGTTGTTTAACCTCGGATGACGTTGCTACAAAAAGCGCCAAAACTTTTTAATCCAACGGCTACCCACACGATTAATTTCATTCTTTTTCTTGATAATTTAATATCATTTCCTTTGTTCTTGGAAGGCTTTGTTTTTTTATAATTGATCGTATAGACCTCATATTTAAATTTAATATTTTACAAATTGCATGATAACTCATTTTTTTATTTAATAGATCATTAATTTTCATAGCGTTTTCGCTCAAAATAATTGGTTCTTTTTTACGCCCACCCATAGCTCCGTATTCTGCTGATCTTCTAAGTCGTGAAACTAATGCCTCGTTTTTTGATTTGCCGGGTTCAGACATTGCAACAGATTTCATAAGAGCGCCAACTTCGGCTTCTGTTGGTCGGCGTTTGTTTTGAATTATAAAGTCATGCAAATAGTTGTTCATTTTTCTACCTGTTCTTTTTCTACTTTCTTCAGAGCCATTTTGGATAAAGCCATGATCTCTTCAAGTTTTTGTTGAAGATTAAACCTGAGACTTTTTTGACTGTCTTCAATCATTAATTTCAAAAGCCTTTGCTGTCGGTTTAAGGTTTTCTTCATATCCTCTCGGTCACTCATATTGCATAGCCTTGAATTCTAAGCTTGCGTTTAAAATCTAAAACATCTTGTTTGGCTTGAAAGTATTTCTCTCTAGCGCCCTGTTCGGCGCACCTTGAAACCCAATTATCAAGACAGGTCTCTTGACGCTTCACCAAAACATCCAAGGTTCGTTTAATTTCAATTGAAGTTCGTTTCATTCTTTCTCCTGTTTATAATCTTTTGATTAAGTATTGAATGTGATCAGAATAAAAACGAAGACCGTCCTTATCAAGAGCATCTCTAAGAGCTTTCAAATGATCCCTGATAAACCTTTTATGAATTAATTTTTCTTCATTAAGTATTTTTTGGGAATTAGTTATTTGCATTTCGGCCCTATCAATTTGAGCATCTATGCTTTTAAGGGATGTATTTACATTCACTTTCTTAATCCTTTTTAAAGTTTTTTTGATATTCATAGGTTTTTGAGAATACAATTTTTTCTCGCTTTGCAATTTGATAAAGCTGCTGCTTACTCATACCCAAAGAACTTGCGGCTTCCGCCATAGTTTTACCCGCCTTGGCTTGTGTGGCTACAAGGTTAATTCTTTCGCGCAACTGACGATCTAATAGTTTCTTCCAGTTCATTGCTGAGTTTCCTTTTCAATAATCAATGCGATAATATTGTCCTCATCATATTTTAAAATCTCTTTGGAGAGCCGTTTAGAGACGTTATTGAATGTTTTGGGGTTGGTTATCCAGCCAAGTTCAACTTCATGCTCTTGGGGCTCCCCAGAGAAGCCAGAGGGTGGATAATACCGATATGAAATGCTTACTTCGATTTCGCATCCGCGACAGTCAAATGTTAGAAGAATATCGTCAGGAAAATTAAGGTCCATTTTAATTTACACCCTCTAAATCATCTATTGCGCGTTTTAGCGCCCTCTTTATGCGTCTGGACCGATCAGGAAGTATCAGAGCGTCTAAGCCCTCTATCAGCCACTCAAGTTCTTGCTCGGTGGCGCTGACCTTTATAGCTGGTGTTAAGTATGTGCCTTGATCGGCGTTTTTTTGCTGTATGAACATCATTTCTTTTCTCCTAGATTGGGTCTGGCTTTTGGACGAAGCCGAGGTCTGGCTTTTGGGCGAAGTGAGCAGCCCATCTCAAGGATGCATCTTCCATCGGTATAAAATATGTGCGAACCAATCTTGCCCACTAAGGTAAGCCCATGGCGCCAAATCGGTTTAACGTCTGTTGTGTGATAATGCGTAGCGTGCACCATAGCTGGCCCATTAATGGCCTCTGCCGCTACGGACTGCGCGGTGACCCATGCAGCACCTGTGGGTCGCTCTGGCTTGCCATCACACATAAAGCTGAACTGGCAGTCCCAAGCTTTGCTCCCACGGTCTTCGGCGACTACAGCGCAGACTGTATCGGGGTATGACCCATGGTGGGTACGTGACATAACAACATCAGCCACGGCACGTTGAGCATAGATTGGTTCTGAACGCGCTTCATAGTAGATAGCCATTGCAAGGCATGTTGCAGAAATCATATTGAAGCCCTCCTAAAATATTTTTGTTGCGGGGAGCCGAAGCCCCCCCTTGTTGATTATGATTTATTAATTATTTCATCGACATCATTAAGGTAACGATAAACGATGGTTTGCATCTCATCTAAGGTTAGCTGTTGCGCTAGTTCAAATGGAGTTTTGCCTTCACCTTGCCTTTTTTGCTTATGCTCAGGTTCGGCGGATATCGAATTAAGTTGTGCGGCCTCAACATGGGACTGAGATAAAACTCTGCATTTATTGAGCCAATTGAGGAGAGCTTCCTTGCTTACAGGAACTTCAACTAAGGCGTAGTCATTTCCAAACTGTGCCTTTGCGTCTAATTGCGTTCCAGCCCAAGCGCCACAATTGTCAGTATAAAGTTTCATGTTGGTGTCCTCCTAAACGATTTTTATTGGATCAAGCAGAGTGCCATCATGCAAGACGCGGCGAACTGCTGCTGAAGTATTTCCCATATGGCGCACCCAAGTGTTTGCCATGTTTTCAGCCTGAGTGACTTCATTTGCGTCAAGCTCAACGAAACGGTCAGGGAATTCAAAATTGCTAGTTGTCTCAACATGGACAACAAAAGCTGGCTTGCGTTCAACCATGCGAGCCTTGGCGGCTTCGGTTGAAAGAAGGAAGGAAAGAGAATGTGGCATAGAGACCTCCGTAGGTGATGACAGCTATTAAGCTGCCATCTTTGGGTTGAAAGAAAAGGCAACGAAGCCCATTGGAGCGATAACAGCAACTGTGCCGTCTTCACCAACGATAACGTCGCCAACTGAAAGTGAAGACATACGACCCAAGCGAGTGATGTTTTGCTCTGGGCCAATGTTTCCGATTTCAAAACACTGGTTGTAATCTTCTGCTTCAATGTTAGCGACCTTAGTGTAGTAACCAGCATCAAATGCATCATAAGCCAGACCACCAATTTTATTTCCTGAGAAATCCATAGACATTTTAGTCTTAGCTGCAAAAGCTGGCACTGAGTCGAAGTCGCCTGATTCGTTGACTGTTTTGCGTTGAGCTGATGTAAGCTGGATTTGGTAAATTGAGAATTTCATCGTAGTGACCTCCAAAAGATGTTTCATAACCTCTTCTCTCTTGAGCGGATACCAAAGTAAAGCTTTAATTTACTAAAGTAGCAAAAAAAGTGGAGCTGAGAATTAACCCAGCCCCAATTACCTTATTTTACAGTTCAGCGAACATTCTTGATGACATTGCCTCAGCAACTTTTTTCTCACGGTAGCGTGTAGTGACCTCTGGAACCTTGGCCGCATCGGTATGAGTAGACCAATGAGTTAGGGCATTGTAGACAGCCCATTTGTTTCCGCCCATTCCGCGCTGGTATTCATCGTAGTGACCAAGCAGATTGTTAAGTTGACGTTTATTGAAAAGCTCGTCACTGCTTTTCTGACTCATATTTACTACGCGAGCTTTAAAGAACTTTTCCACATTTTCGCGCTGAACTTTGGATTTTGTGTATCCTGCCCAGATTTCATTTTGATTATGAAAAATTTCCAAACTGTTTTTGATAGTCTTAGCTGCGTTCTCAATATTAAGATTTGAGGTGTGACGCGCCCATACTTTAGAGATGAGAGCGTTGCTTACCATCCCATTAAGGCAAGCAAGTCGATACCCATCCGCTTGGTTCTGATACGCCCATGCCCCATCATAACTATTAAAAGCGGTAGCGCGGAATGAAACATAATCACCAACAATTGGCTCTTGAACCAAGTCATTGAACAAAACCTCAACTTTGAGTTTCCGACCACCATCAACGCAATGGACTTTGAAATCAAAATCATGACTAATGTTCGCTTCTTTGATAGCTTCGTACTGGCCGTTAACGATTTCATCGTGACTAATTTTGCGGTAGTTTTCAGAATGAACACCCATCAGTGTGTTTGTGTCTGTGCGAACCAAGGCTTTTTTGCCTTCAATGCGACCCAGACCTTCTACAAGTACGGGACGTTCTTCTACTTCAAAGTTCCAATCTTTGGTTTGTGAAAAGTCTAGCATGATAACCTCCTATTTGCTGCTTTCTAGCTAGACATTGCTTTTGTAATTTAGGAAGACAATCAGTTTTTTTTATATTAACGCAAATTTAATGAACGGTTGTACCCTCTTCCATTCCGTATTCTGCTTCAGACCAAAGAAAATCCATTATATTATAAACAGTATATTTCTCTTCATTTCCCACCCAACAAACAACAATGGCTTCTCCGCAGTCGTTCTTAGATGAAAAGTGTGTCTGAGTGTTTATCGTTAAGGTGTGATCTGGATACATATCTGCAAGATATGGAATCATCATACCAACAAGTGAAAGGTCACACTTTTCACCCATTGCTATATAAACGGTCTTAATGTCTTCGCGCATTGAGATCCTCCATAGACTTGCACATTATACACAAATGCTAAACAATGATAAGGATTTTAAGAAAATCGTATGGGGCTGCAAATGGCACTGAAGACTTGCGAATTTGAAATCATGGGAAAGCCCAAGGCAAAAGGGCGACCAAGGTTTTCAAAATTTGGTCACGCTTATACGCCAGCGGATACCAAAGATTATGAAATAAGGGTCAAACAAACTGCTTGGATCGCTATGCAGACTTCCAAGCTACAAAAAACAGATCGCAGGGTAAGCGTAATAGTTACGTTCTTATTTGAGATACCAAAAACATATTCAAAAGCAAAACGCCTTGAGTGCGAAACTGGAAGCAGGATACCGGGCAAACCTGATATTGATAATCTTTGTAAGAGTATTTTGGATGGTTGTAATGATATTGTTTATTCTGACGATGCTGCCGTTTGGCACCTATCTGCCTTTAAGCGGTATTGTGATGTTGGGCAAAAGGCGCACACTCATGTTAAAATTCAATGGGACGAACCCTCCGAATAAGAGTAATCAGCCCCATAAAGTTCCCGCCATTTTTTAGGCTCTTTGTGAATGGCTACCTTCGTATTATCCCAAAGACCTTGGTGATGACCCTCGCAAAGCGGTATCGCAGTTCTGTCAGCTCGCTTCGCACGGCTATAACGATCATGGATCGGATGGTGAGCCGTTGTTGGGCTTTGCTGAACCTCTCCGAATTTTCGACAAACACAACACCTCTTCCGCCGCACTTCCTGCAGATAGTTTCCATCTTTCTTTTCCTTTGGTTTTTTGGGATTTGACCACATTTTAAAAATCGTTTTTAAACATATCTCTCCAATCCGAAGGCGTAAATCCGTTTTTAACAAATTCACGTTGAGAATCATTTAAATCCGGCATTACATTTTCAATTGCGCCACCGCTTTTCCACTCATTAAATTTTTCAAGAGTAATATTTAATTTCATGGTATGTATTTTCCCCGTCCACGGGCTTCTCCGCCTTACTTTCATAGTGCCGTTATTGCAATATTTATCTAATCTTCTAACATCGTAGTTCATTTTTTATCTCCTTTTCTAAATTTAATGGACCCCTGCAACCCACCATAAAGGCTTTAAAGAATAATCAATATTGCCCTCCTTGCGACACCCATCATAACAATGAACCGTTTTTCTAATCCTATTCCTGATCCCAATAACGGCGTTTTTGGTCATTCCGTATCTTTTACCAGCGGCCTTGCAAGACCATCCTTCATTGTCAGTAAGGTGAAGCACCATCAAAGTATCTTCATCTTTTTTTCGTTCATAATCTGCAGGGTTCATAAAAAATGATCTCCAAAAATTTTAAAGTGGGATGTTGGTATATGTCTGCAAACTTCTATCTCTTCTGGAGAATTGAGGCGCTTCATGTTTTTTAGACTAACGCGAAAATCAGGTTGATCTTCAATCATATTATTAACATCAATCCAACCTGTGTCTTCTGATTTTGACCAGTGAACAACGAATAAAGATTTTATTCCGGTGAGTTCTGTCTGTGCTTTCCCAGCAATTAGCTTTGTTAGGCTAATCATTATGTTTTCAAGGTCATAATATTTGTAATTGATAACCCTGAGTTCAACAAAAGCTAGTGGTTTTTGGTTTCGATGGGCGATGCAGTCATATGAAGAAAATTTATGCTGGTGTTCAACTTTGCAATTCCATTTCTTGGCGAGAAGATTTGCAACATACTTTTCTTTTTCAACATGGCTTTCATTCAAGTATTGTGGGGTCATAACCTAAGGTCTCCGATAGCTTTGACATAGACTGTTCAAAGTATTCTGAAAATTCGCGCTGATCCATTTTGCTGTAAGCGATGCTATCTGGAACATAGTATATCCCTCCAGAGGATTGATTAACGACTGTTCTGTAATGACCACAAAGCATCTTTAGATCATCGTGCAAGTGTGATGAGGAGGGCCAAAGATTGGTGGCTTTGACGGTTTTACCTAAGATAGCCCAATAAAGCTTATGGTGTGGGTCAGAACGATCAGCCACAGGCTTCACATCATAAATCTGCCCGTCTGGATGGCCTTCAATTTGCTCAGCGTCATATATTGTGGTGGGCAAAAACTGCCCATCACGCTTTTGAACTTGTATCGGAGGTTTAGAACGGGATTTCATCATCTAAATCCGAAGGTTCAGTCTGTTTATTTGTCAAATCATTTGTGGAGCGTTCATCTGAATAGTTAGAGTTTTCGCCCCTTGATTTACCACCTTGCAAGTCCAAAGAATTTATATTGCAAGTAAGGTAAGTTTTTCCGTTGTATTCCCGAGTGCCGAACTCACCAGCGGCACATATTGCTGTACCTTTAGTAAGGTATTGGGAAACAGCTTCGCCACCTTTTCCCCAATATGAGCAATCAAAAAATATTGTTTCTTTGGTGCGACGATCATTGACCGCTAAACTAAACCCAGTAACTGATCCGCCGTTCTGTGTTTGCCTGACTTCTGCATCTTTGGTGATGTTTCCTGCAATCGTAATATTTTTCATTATGTCATTCCTAATTCTGACTTACGGGTTTCTAGAGCCATTTCTATTTTAGCAGCGAACTGATGATCTTCTTCGCGGACCTCTTCGATAAGTTCTAATCCAGAGCTCAATTGTTTTGAAAGACCTTCCATGTTTGTTTTCTCTAAAAATTTCATAAAACGCACACCCCGATGAACAGGCGTAATTATCTTGGGGGGTGTTGAGGGGAGATTTCCTTCTCGCGGATCAGGAGAGGACTTCTGAGAGACCTTTTGCTTGTCTCGCCCTGTTGCTGCGTTTCCATCATCATCCTCAACAGGAATGCCTGATACGGCTGCTAGGCCATATCTGCGAGCATAAGTTAGAGCCCCTCCCTTAGACTGCATGTCACCGCTCTTGTATGCTAGATAAACGCGCCCTGAGAAACTTGGTCCACTGACATGGGTGAATACAGTTTCAACATATTCCCCAAATTCATCTTGGTTAGGAAGCTGCATGATTGCGAAGCCGTTTGCGTGGAAGGCAGGGTAAACCGCATTTTGGATTGCTGTTAGATCAGCGTATTTGTTTTTTAGAAATGGATTTTTAGCGTTTTTCAAAGCAGAGCCCATAGAAACTTGAGCTAAGGAAAAGGCTAAATTTGCGGGGTGATTGTTCTCTGTCATTATTTCATCCTAACCGATACTGTGGACGGGCCAGTGATTAATTCTGCACCCTCAATTTCTACGCCAGCTTTAAGTTGTTTTTTGATTTCCACCTTATCTGGCGCAATTGTTGTCTTGCAAAGCTGTGTTGGAATTGCATCAGGGTTTCTTATTACAACACTGTCCACCCCATTTCGCAATGATACAGTCGCCAACGGATGGGGTATTTTACTTTCATCCGCGCACAACATGATGGTTTTTAGCATTTTATTTAATCGGACTTTGCGCGCTTCTAGCAATGACCTTCTGTCTGAATATCTTTTAGACATTTCTTGACAGGCAATCATACCCGCTTCCGCTTCAGAAATTTCTGATAGAGCTTTTCCAACTAAATCCATTACGTCTGTTTCACCGTCTAAGGTATCCCAAAACAATTCTAAATCGTCTTTGTAAGGCTCAAGTGATTCGGCCATATGGGTAAGCATTGATGTGTTAAGGCGCATTTTGTGCCTCCTCATATGTAGCTATTTCTTCGTTAATATATTTTTCAAGATATGAAATGGCATCTGCAGGAAACTGCATTGCAAGGTATGCTTGGTTAGTGATTTCTCCGCTTATCGCTTGCGAAACAAGTTCGGTTGAGCGCTGAGCAATAGCTTTACTTATTGCAATCTTAATTACAGCCGGGGGAGTTGTGAATTTTTTAAACTCATTTAATTCCATCTTTAGCATTTTGACCTCCAAGTTGCTACTTGCGTAGTATTGCCATATGGGCAATAAAGGCAATAGGCTTTTGCCTTATTCGCAAAAAAAGAGGGGATAGATATGCAAGCCGAAGAAAGAGAAGAGGCTTCAAAGGAGCTTCGGGAGAAGCTTTCGGACAGGCGATTAAGGGTGGTCGCGGAAAGGATCGGCGTAACGTATGCTGCCCTTAGTCGTATTATGAGAGGGGGAACACCTTCCCCAAGGACCATTTCAAAATTAAAAAGCTATTTTGAAGGTTAAAAGAAAAAGGCCATGCCCTGACCAGTTGGAATAGGAAGGCATGGCCATAAACAAAATGGAGGTCACCATCTATGGAAATCACAATAACAGCAAAAAATATAAGCGCAAGGGGTATAGCAAATGTCTTTTGAAGCGGTAAATTGGGCTTGGAAGCAGAGATACCTATCTGTCCATGAGAAGATGGTATTGTTGGCGCTGGCGAACAGGCATAACCCTGATTATGGTTGCTATCCAAGTATTAGGAAAATTGTTGAAGATGTAGAGTTTTCTCGCTCAACAGTAATTCGCGCCATCAAGAATTTACAAGCGTTCAAATTGATAGCTGTTCAGGAAGCGAAAAGGGAAAACGGAAGCCAAACATCAAATAGATATATACTTGCCTTTGAGGGGTGTCAGCCTGACACCACCCCCAGTGTCACAGAGACACCACCCCCAGTTCCAGAGAGACACCCCCATAAACAGGTAATATATAAACAGGTAAATTCTAATAAAGAATTAGATTTGAGTGTTTTTGATGATGTCTGGAATTTGTACCCAAGAAAACAGGCAAAGGGTGCAGCAAAATCTAGCTGGATCAAGGCTTGTAAAAAAATAAGTCCCCATGACTTAGAGAGAAAGTTGAAGGATTATATTTTCGCAGCACAAGGTTCTGATCCGAAATTTATACCGATGCTTTCTACTTGGCTTAATCAAGAAAGATGGGAAGATGAGTTTGCTGTTGGCGAAAGAGAAAAAACGTCTACAGATTTTTTAGATAGCCTTTTTCAAGGCGGGGTTTTGGGGATTGAAAACAAATGAAGTATGAAGAGAGAAAAAGGTTAATTTCGTCTTGGTTGTTTAACCTATTGAAGCGTTACGAAGCCCCTAGCCATCTTGACGAAGCGGCGGCGCGCGAAGAGATGGTGTTGATGGTAGAAGACATCAATAGCGAGGTTCCAAACCTTAATGAAAATGGTCTTAAAGATCATCTTGAAAGAGTGGCTAGATTTGTCAGAAAAAATCAAACCTCACGCAGATGGCCAACGATAAGCATTTTTGTAAAAGGTGTCAGGGATAATTCTAAGAATTTTGATGAAGCTCATGCTATTAAATCAGAAAAGAGGGCTTGGGACGATCCAATGATTATAAACGCAAAACGTATTAAATCTGGGGAAGGTGTAGACGAGACTTATCTTACAGGTAAGAGGCGAGATGAGCTTATAAGGCTTGGGTATATTAACTTAGAAGACATTAAGCCTTACGAAAAAAGCCTTGCAAGAATTAGAGGGAAATATCAGGATGCGGATGTGTAAGATCATCTTTTGTTAAATAAATAGACCCTTGTTTTTTGCAGGGGTCTTTTTTATTGCGCTCAATGCAATTAATGTCTACAAAAATCACAAATAAGTAAAAAAGGTGTCTCGGATGGAAATTAAACAAATTAAAATAGAAGCTATTTTTCCTTACGATCAAAACCCAAGGGACAACTCTGCTGCTGTTGAAAAGGTTGCAGAAAGCATCAGAGAATTTGGTTGGCAGCAGCCCATTGTAGTGGACGAAGAAAAAATAATTCTTGCGGGTCACACAAGGCACTTAGCGGCGATGAGTATGGGATTAAAAGAGGTGCCTGTACTAATAGCCAATGGTCTTTCTGAAGCACAGAAAAAAGCGTACAGAATTGTTGATAACAAAACTTCTGAGCTTGCTGAGTGGGACAAAGAGCTCTTAAAGTCAGAATTTTTAGCATTACAAGAGCTAGATTTTGACCTTAATTTAACCGGGTTTGATCTTGATGAAATTGCAAGGATGTCCGGAGAAGATTTGCTGCAATTTGAAGAAGAGTTAGATGAAATAGATGATAGTCTAGAATTTGACGAGCTTGAGGCTGAAAATAAAAGCCACGTTAAAATGTTGCAGCTTTATCTGGATACAGAAACTGAGCCAAAATTTAGGCAAATGTGCGTGAAGATTCAAGAGAAGCATGGTATAGATAATCTTACAGACGCAGTATATATGGCGGTATCAAATGAGTGTAAAAATTTATGAAGCTAAGCCTCAAGGAACCTTTGAAGAATGGGGTGAGAGAGCGGGTTCTTTAATACAGAACAGTGAAATAGATCATATAATCGATTACGATTGTGATGCTTACGATAGTGACGGCAACCCACTTTTTATGTTTAGAAAAAATGTTATTCCCAAAGCACTTTGCAAGCAAGCTTATGGAATACTTAGACATGCTGCCACACCAACAAACAACCGTGGTAATGCAGCGGGTGAGTTTACTGTTGGAGAGGATAAGACCCTTGAAGGTTATTCCGGTGTTGTTGGTGCTGGAAACAAACAAAAAAGGTTTCAGACCGTTACTAAAGATGGCTATGTTTCAAAAACATTAAGGGCAAAAACGGTAAAAAGCGGAATAATTGGATACTTCGACCGCACGGTAAGGTTCCCTTATTGCCGTCAAACAGCTTGGACCGAAAAGAATTTTGATCAGTTCCGTGGGGCTTATCCTTACATTAAGCACATATCAGATCAGTTTAGGGACGCATGTCCGGAGCGATGGTCAGCACAGAATGAGATGGCTCAGAAGACAAACGCGGATTTTCTTATCGGTGATACCGTTTTCACAACCGTTACTGTAAACAAGAATTTCCGGACAGCAATTCACACGGATGCCGGAGATTTTAAAGGCGGTTTTGGTAATATTGCTGTTTTACAAGCTGGAAAGTTTGAGGGTGGATATACTTGCCTTCCTCGCTACAGGGTGGGGTTTGATGTTCGCAACACTGATATCTGCTTTTTCAATGTGCATGAGTGGCATGGGAACTTGGAAGTTAAGGCAAAGCAGCCTTATGAAAGAATTTCAATCGTAAGCTATTATCGCGAGAATATGTTTCGGTGTGGAACGGCAGATCAAGAGCTAGATATAATCAAAAACCGTAAAGACCTTACAGGGCTGAATGCGGAGATTTCATAATGTGTGGCTTGGTGGCTGCTTTTAACCCTAATGGCGTAGACATGATCTTGTTTAGGAAGATGATGCTTCAAGCAATGGTTAGAGGCCAACACGCCACCGGGATAAGCTACATTGAAAAAGGTAAAATAGTAACGATCAAAGAGCCCGTTAAGGCAAGTTTGTTCCAAATTCCCAATATTAATACCGTGGCTATTATTGGACACTGCCGTTATTCAACCAGTGATTTAGAATATAATCAGCCAATATCTGGAGATGACTATTCAATCGCTCACAACGGGGTTGTAACTCAGCTTCCACCAGAGGATTGGGAAGAATGTATTGGGTTCAAGACCACTGGAAGAAACGACACAGAGCTACTTATGAGGGCTTTTGAGCACGATTTGCACCCACTTGAGGCATTTCCGCATGCTTCAATTTCATGCGCTTTGTTGGCCCTTGAAAGTAATGGTCCCGAGCTTGGTTTCTTTCGCAATGGACAAAGACCGCTTTGGTTTGATTATGATGATGAATCCCAAGCTTGTTATGTGGCTAGCACTCAAGACATTTTTCACAGGAGCGGAGATTTCAGCCATATAAAAAGATGTAATGCGGGTGAGCATCACCGCGTAACATTAAAAACAGGATATGCAGCTTACAAATTTATTGAAGGTTTTGAGGATTTGCAGCCATGATGATGGTTGAAGAAGCGGAAATCCTAGAGTTAATAAAAACATCAAAGCCGGGTCGCAATACGAAGTTTCTTTCTGCCGCGCACAGCCTTTGGAAGAGGTTTGGTAATTACGACAGGTATCCGCCTCTTGTTCTTGATGATAACGGTATAAAAAGCGTTATATATGCGACTTTCTCTCTGCGAACCAGATATGTGAACTTGTATGAAATCTGCACAGTGCAAGGTCAAGAAGGGAAGGGTTATGCTTCAGCCGCTTGGGATGGCTTCTTAGACCACGCATATCAGCACGATATGGGTAGATTGAAAATTAGCTGCACACCAAGCAGTATAGGCTGGCATAATAGAAATGGCCTTGTGTTTTGGGCTGTTGATCCAACTGGCTCTCTAAGGTCTGACCAACCGATCTTTCAAACTAGAAAAGAGCAATTACAGTTTAGAGAAAAAACAATTCAAGACCCAAGGATAGCGTTTCCTGAGTCAAAGGTTATCGCAAAGTTAAAATCTGAAGGCTTAGAAGATCACAATTTCGGAATAAAAAAAGCAGCCCAAGTAATGGGCGCAATTAAAAAGGTGGAATCAGCTTGGTTGCGGAAAGCTTTATTCAAACAGAAATAGATTACCGTAAAAAAGAGAACCGCAGAGAAGCTTTCATTCTCTGGTTCGCTTGGGCCTTGCGGTACAAAGACTGTGATCCAGCCCTCTGGATGATGAAGTACATGTTTGACCGATATGAGTTCAACATAGAACAGAGGCTTTGGGTCTGTTGGTTGTATGGAACAACCTATTATGCCCCAACGTCTTGGGTTATTTGGAATGAGTTCCCAGATTTTGAGCTTGTGGGCGCAAAGAGACTTGAGCAATGGAACAACGTGAACTATAAAAGACTTAGATACCAGACAGATACGAAGTACAACAAAGGACACCTTCCAAAGCAATTCGCGTCTTATTACGAATGGATTCATACGAACAATCCAGATGGCACCCAAAGGGCGAAGTTTGAAAAGGTTATGCGCTCTACCAATGACCCATTTAAGGCTCTGTGGGGTGAAATAAGCGGCTCTCTGTATAAGTTCGGAAGATATTCAACTTGGTTTTATATGCAGGCTCTTAAGCAATGTGCTGAAATCAATACTGATCCGCCCGACTTGGTCCTTAAAGACGATAAGGGAAGTAAAAGCCACAGAAATGGTCTTCTGTATGCGCTGGGCTTAGAAGAACTTGCTGGAGAGAAGTTACGGCAAGATCAGGTTGTCATGCTTGAGTCGGAAGCCGCCTCTATTCTCAGTGAAACAAACAGCAGATTTGGTACCAAAGGTGATTTCTATGATATGGAGACCTGCCTTTGTAGTTTTAAAAAAATCTTTAGAGATTATGAGGGGAGATACCTTGGTTATTACCTAGACAGACAGGCTGAAGAGATCAGCCGAGTTCAGAATGACGGATGGTCTGGCGTAAACTGGGATGTGTACTGGCAAGCTAGAAGGGAAACCATCCATCCCCTACTGGCAGCGTCTAGGAAAATAAAAAAAGATAAGTATGGAGATTTCCTTAAAACAGGAAACTTTATGAGGGAGATGTTTTGATGTTTAGATGTGTAGCGGTGGGTGGTGAACCCGCAACCGGAAAAACTACAATGATGAAAGAATTGTATAAAGCCATGGGCGTTTCCCACAACCTCAAGGCAGGTCTTCTTAGGGGCCATATGAACAAAACAACCAATGTTAGCTTGATGGGGCTATATGACAGCGCGGGAACCTTTTTGGGTACTGATCGGCTGTCTATGGCTGTTGGCCCACATTTTCAAAAATATGTAAAA